CCCGTTTAGGGATAAGAACAACGGGGGCGTGTACTCGCTGGTCGTGACACTACAGAGAGCAATGGTTGCAACGCAGCAGTTCGACCGCTCACTCGCTACGCTCGTTCGCTATACTGCACTATCCTATAAGTTAGTTGTGATTTGCTTCGCTTGTAGTTACGTTGCACTGTAATTTATGCATAATTGTGTTAAAATAAAAAGGGGCCGGTTTCCCGGCCCGCTAAGTGCATGTTTAAATTATTCGTTAATGTCAGCAAAGGTGATTTGTCCGGCGTAGTTAGCATCCTCGAACACAAAGTTGCCATAAGTGCCAGTTGTTTTTGCGGCAAGTTTAGCCGCATTATTAAATACCATATAGTATGTGCGTCCGGGTTCAAGCGCAATATTGCAGTTGACAGTTAAATTTCCGGTGTCACTGCTTGCCGAGCAGTAAATGTAGTTCGAGCCGCCGTCATTGATGAATGCCTTAATAGGTTCACCGCTATTGATTTTAGTTGTATTAACACTGAAACTAGTAAGGCGAGTGGATTTTGTGACTGTGAAAGGTACCTTTACCTCTTCCGTTTCGTTTGCTTCACTCCACGTGTTTGTGGATACAACAGTTGTTGACTTATTTTCGCTTAACGTAGGAGTAGAATAGATGAAGCGGCCATTGAAATATGCGTTGCTGATACCGATAGAGCCAAAAAATCCGTTTACGTTATTTTTGCTTCGAGAGAAGTTATGGTTTCCAAAAATTCCAATTACCATAAACTTGAGGTTGTATGTATTGCCGGGAGTTAAAATTGCCGGGAAAGTGAAGTTTGTAACCATTCCAAGGCTTCCGAGAGTATCTTTACCCATGTTTGTGTGGTCATTATTGCAGTTCAGAGACGTATGAAACGAAATTGCATTCTTAGAAGTGCCCGGTGCCGCAACAATATTTTTAAGATAGATAGTGCGATTGACTGTGAACGGAATACTTACACTACTAACACTGTCTCCGTCCCAAACAGACAGCGCTTCTACAGCGTTAGGAATGTTAGCAGTCAGCGTTTCGATGAACTTCTCCAGCGTGGTCAGATAGCTTGTAGCAACCTGTGCACCAGTATACACGCTGTTGCCATTGCTATGCAGTGTGATAGCATAGATAACGGTCTTAACTTGACCGCTGGTGATACTTGTATCGCTCCATGCAAATGCCTTAGTGAAACTCACCGGGCCGCTCACGACCAGATTCACAGTAGCGTTGGTATTGTCGCTGTCGTACTCGACCGCCACAAACACGTTTCTGGTTTCACCCAGAGCATAACTCACCGGCACATTGACCGTTTCGCCACCAGCTTTCACGCCCCAGATAGCCACCTGATTGCCCTTGTTGTTGAACAGCAGAGTGCCGCTTGCATCAACGCTTGCAACGTTGAACTTCTTCGCGTACTTGCCGTTCTGCAGGAGCACAGAACCCTCTTCCTGATTGTCAGTGACATTCCAGAAAGAACCCTGGCCATCACCCTGTTCCAGCGCGCCAGTGGTCATCAGAATGTTACCAGTATTGATGCCAACATCAGCAACCATATCCTGCTGTGTGTTGTACACACGCGTGGTGCTGTTCTTGTACCCCTCGACTTCCTGCTGGAACTGGCTGTAGTCATACGGCTGGAACTCAAACGGCTCTGCGAACAGACCATTGTCCAGAGCCACTGCCGTAACACTGGTCTCGCTCACGACCTGATAGAAGCTGCCGCCGCCATCACCGATTTTCTTATCGCCGCAGGTAAGCAGCGTTTCACCCAGTGCCAGCGTTCTGTCTGCCTGCATATCCGCCTTGGTATCAAAGCTGTGCAGAGTATCAGCATAGAACCCGCTGACTGCCGCAGAGTAGTCCTGAACATTCCGGTTGTACTGCTCAACGTTGGCATTGTACCCTTCGACTTTGAGATTGTACTCAGCTACCTGAGCATTCCAGTCGGAACTCTGAATCCAGAACTCAGTGTTCGTGATAGGTGTGCCAGCCGGAACAGTTTTACGGCTAACGTAACTGCGGTTATCCGCATACACTACGCTCAGAGCAGCATACTGTTTGGCATTGCTCCAAGCGCCAGCGAACTCCGGTGCATACCTTGCGCCAATGAATTTCTTCAAAGCCATAGTATTATCTCCTTTGTTTTTATTTCCCACAAGCCCACCTCGGCATGTTACAGCCTACTCCAAGTACATTACTGTACGACTGCGCTCTCCCACTCGAGAACCAACTTACCGTAGTCCTCGTTATCAGGGTCAAGCTCAGTGCCAAAGTTTACGAAGTCCCATGTATCAGGAATGTATGCGACAAAGTAACCGCTCTCGTCAATCTCAAACCACACGTACTTAACAATCTTCGCTACCATCTGCTGCAGATTGTTGTCAATCCACGTTGCTAGAGCTTTCACATAGTTGTCGATGTACTCACCGTTGAGAAGGTCATCAACGTCATTCTGCAGTTTGCGAACAGTTGCAGCTAGTTCAGTAATTTTATTGTCCTGTGCACCAATTTTAGTGTCCTGTGCCTGTACTTTAGTATTAACTTCCTGCTCAAAAGCAGAAATGTGCTGGTCAGTCTCGTCTTTGTACGCGTCTAGCTGTTTCTGGTATTCCTTTGTCAGTTCTTCAATGGTTTTGTCAATGTCGCTGTACTGACTGATAATCTGATTGAACAGTTCAACAGCCTTGTTGTACGTTTCGACGACGCGCGCCATGATTTCATAATCGGAAGAACCCGGGATGAAGGTGTTCAGGTCAAACCTGCCGATAATGGGAAGAAACGGCAGAGGCGTAAGCGGCTCATATGCCATTGTGTTCACCTCACTTCCAGTAGTTCACCAAGTACTGAAATAAGTCAGAAATGAACTGCATCCAGTACAGGATAACGTTGAAGTCCATGGATATCACCTCGATTTACGGCAGGTTAATCCAGCCGTTAATGTGATATTCCTGACCAGCTGCGGTTGCCGTGCCAAGACTAATGGTAATCTTGTGCATTCCGTCCTTGCTGGATATGGCGTTCTTCACACTTGCACCAGCAGTAGCAGCGTGGTCGCTGGCGGCGTTGAACCAGCCCAGTTCTGCGTGCTTACCAACATTCGGAAGGTTTACCAGTAGTACCGGGTCATTTGCATTCACAACGCCAGTAGCAGTAAACACTGCAAACACATGCAGAGCGCCGTTCAGCAGATAGCTGTTGTCCTCTACCATTTTAATCTTGCTGTCCGCAGCCTGAATGAATTTAGTCATGTTATAGTCTCCCTTCTTAGAAGATGCCCATAAAGCAGCTGCTCAAAGCATCGATGATTTCAACATCAATGTTGCGCAACGCTTCGGAATACTCTTTGAACAGTTCTGCATAGCTCTTGCCGTACAAGCCGCTAACAGTTTTGTTCCGGTTGCCGTTGTACTGATTCTTCTCTGTGTCCTTGCTTCCGTAGGTTGTTGTGTCGTTGCTGTTTGCAATGGTGTTAGTGCTGCCATTGCTCTTGTCCTTTGTTGCTCTGCTTGCGTAAGTGTTGTTTGCGATATCACTTTCAATGTTCAACATCTGACCGGGAGTATCAGAGCCTACATTCAATGTGTAGTTGTTGGCATTGGTAGTGCTGTTGGAAATGCTGCTGGTTGAATCAGCGCCACTTTTGTTGAGTGTTCTGTCAGCGGTGTGACCATCATTGATAATTTCAGTGATGTTACCGCCGGTGTAGAATTTCCACTCTTCGTTGAGTGCTTCAAACAGCTTGTTTTTGACCGGCATAATTTCAGCCATAGTCATATTCAAGAAGTGCTTGAATCTGTCAGGTGGCAGGCAGCCGATTTCCATGAACAGGTAGTGGTTGATAATTTTCTGGTTCAGCTGTTTACGCCAAGCAGCAGGGTCAGTGACAAATGAGGGAACAGGGTAAGTATCCATGCCGATATCGTAACCGGTGTCGATAAGCCTACCAAGTTCAATAGTGTATACAGCCATTGTTTACACCTCGTCTTCATTGGTCTTTACATCATCAGTGTAGTTCTTAGTGTAAGTAGCGTTGTAGCTGTTCTTACTATATTTAGCGCCCTCAGTAGTGTATGCTTCGGATGCCAGATGGACACTGACGTTAAGGCCGAACAGGTCGTTGATTTTGCGGCATGCTTCTTTGCGTTGACTGAGACCGATGTTTGCCAGTGCATTGGCCTGCCGGTCAAACTGTTCAACTTCATCAGTGACGCGACGCTCTGTTTTGTAGTCTGCCATGCCGATACCAAGGAAGCCAAGATACTCGTTGTATTTGGTGATTTTGATATCCTGCAGCTGACCAGCAACAAAGGGGGCGTCTGTGCGCAGAACCTTAAAAGCGTTAGGGTCGAATACGTCTTTTACGCCAAATATAACAGGCGTGTTACCCTTGTACTTTTCATAAACAGCCATTGCAGTTTGTTTCTGTTTCTGGTCTGTAAGGATAAGCACAGGCGTTTTCTGCGCAGAAATGTTGATATCAATTGCGGAATCGATATCATACAGCGATTTTGCGTATCTGCGAGTGGTGAGGAAGGTGGGGTACATATCAGGAGTGTTTCTGATAAGAACGCAGTTGTCTGCATCAATAGCAGGAAAAGACGTTACAGGAGTGATGGGGCGGATTCTTTTTGGCTCGTCATAGAGGTTTATGCCCTCAAGGCTGCAATTTAAGCCAAGGAAACCACGGGTTTCACTGTTGAAGAATACGGCACGGCCCTGCAGATACAGACAACGTTCAAGGAAACGTTCATTAACGCTGTCGGGAAGTCCTTCCCACTTGAACATGGTACAGGCAAGGTTCTTTAGTCTGGTGTAGTAGTCACAGTATGCTGAAACAGCAACTTCTTTTTCGGCAAGCTCATTGTCATATTTGTACATTTTATCACCTTCTTACTGGGTAAACCAGCCAACGAGTTTTTGCAACAGAAGATTGAACAAAGCATCAAGAATAAGGCCAACAAGGAAACCTATTGCTGCGCCTAATATGCCGCCAGCTTCAGCACCTAATGTAATGCCAAGTTTAGTAAGTGTGCCAGTCACCAACGTTGTAAGTCCAGTGGAAATCCATTTGGACAAAACAGGCTTTACGATTTGACCGTATACAATTTGAGTAATAGAAATTACTGATTGCGATATGATATTCTTTGCTGCTTGCTCAATAGAGATTTGTCCTTTAAGCACGCCACCAACGGATTGAATTGTGACATTGATAACGCCTGTCGCAATAGAAGTTGCAGCGGATGCAATGTTTTCATCTTTGATTACTGTAGGAATATATGCTTGAATTGCTGTTGTTGCTCCATGCACCATAGCGTTAGCAACAAAGTCAATAGATGTGTTTTTTGTTTGAACTAATAAAACTTCTGCTGCTGTTCGTACATCACCGGTAGTAATTGCAGTTCTGACAGCAGACCAGCCAAGACTAACAATGGTGTCAATGTAGCTGTCGAGATAATTACCAAGACTTTGCCCAAGTTCACTGTTTTTGTCAACGTTTGTGCGGTCGTAAATCCAGTTTTTTAAGCCAGTTTTCGCATTGTTTACAAATGTTTGGCCGGCTCCAACAAGAACTTCTCCGACCTTGTTTTCAACGTACCAGATTGCATTGTTTACAACGCTTTCACAGAATTGCTGCAAGGTCACAAAGAAGTTGCCACCGTTCATTAGGTTGTAAACAGCTTCAAGACCGTTTCGCTTAATGCCCTCAAACTGTGCATGCAAAAACTCGTCAAGGTATTTGCCAAGCTCTGAGTTTTTGTCAACTTTTACGCCTGTAAGGTATTTGTCAACAATGCCGTTAGTGAACTCTTTCCATTCACTTTCAGTCATTGGGTTTTCTGCTTCTGTACCGGCGATAGCTCTTTTGAACTCTTCTATGTCATTTTCTGTGATAAATTCGCATTTAGAAAAATTAACTGTAGAGTATTTATGCTCAGTCCAAGGAATGCCCGGGAACTTACTAATTGAATTAGGGTTTACAGAGAATTCCGCGGCAGCATTAAATGCTGTATAATCTGTTCGCGTGGCAGAAGTAAAATAAATCTGAAAGTGGAGATGAAAACCTGTTGATTTACCAGTGTTACCAACAGCTCCAATCTTATCACCCTGACTTACTTTATCATTTACCTTCTGTGTAGGCAAACTGATTAGATGAGCATAACGCGTGTAATAGCAATTGCCATCTGCATCTTTAGTTTCGTCGTGACGAATAAGAATTGTATTTCCCCAGCTATCAGAGGTGTAGCATTGAACAACTGTGCCAGCTTTAGAAGCATAAACAGCAGCGCCAGCAATTTGCCCGGGAATACCTGTTGTTAAATCAATCGCTTTGTGATTATCTTTATAGCCAGTAGAGCAGAACCATGTTCCAGTACCAAGTGGAAACAGCCAACCGTCAGTAACGTAATATCCGCCTGGGAAGTCGTTTACGTTATCGCCAGTGTTACCGCCCATTCCAGCAGAACGACCAGACTTTAACTGAATAACAGCATAGTCATGGTCATTGGCAGGAAATGCATTTTGAGCAAGCCAAGGATTAAGTTTGAGAATATCTTCTGGTGACATACCAAGGATGTTTCCAAGGTTGGTTAAATCATCGTTCCATGCACCCGGGTATTGTACTTTGATGGTCGTGAATACCGCATTGTTACCAGACATAGAACCTTTTATGCCTGAAATATTTTCTTCATGCGTTGTACTCATTTGTTCACCACCTTATACAATAGGATTGGGCTGGTCGAAGTTGCCGAATGCTGCGGTATAAGACCAGAAGAAAATGCCATTGTTGAATGCGTTTTTGATGATTTTCATATCTTCATCGGGGAAGTTACCAGAAGCGTTTAAGCTAACAGTTTTGATGAAAGTCCAATTCAATCTTGCATGAAGGTTAATTGTTCTGTATTCGCTTTGCTTATATCCATAAACACTGAGATATTTGTCACAGCGTTTAACCAGTTCAAGAGGTGGAACTTTGTAGCCATATGACAATGCTGTTTTGCCTGACTGGATAAACATATTGGAAGCAGGAACACCACCAGTTGCAGGGGCATTGTAGCTTTCATTGATTGCCATAAGGTCTTGGCTGATTTCGTCATATCCACCAGAAATTTGACCAAGTGCCTGAGAAGCGTTTAAGATTGAAGATGCACCAGATAATCCGCCTTGAATGGCGCTTGATGCACCGCCACCAGTTACATACGTCATAGGGTTAGCAAGGTCGATTGCTGCGCCTGCTACTTGCATTGCGCCGCCAACACCTTGCAAAAAACCTCTATACATATTAAAGGTTCTGTTTTCAATTGAACGTTTACGGTAAATGCTATTACTGCCACTGTGCAAATTGTAATCGTTTTTGTACTGGTTATATGCCCATGTTGCTTCTGGAATAGCAGCGTTCATGCTGATATTTGCAACGTTTGAATTGCCATAGTTTGTCACAATACAGCTTACAACGCCACCAGTTCCTTCAACGTCAATTTGTATAGTAACTGAGTTACCGTTAATAAATGCAGGGTTGAAGTTAATTTCTTGACCGTACATTGTAGCGTAATTGGTGATGAATGCTCCTGACAGCAATTTCTTGTTGGCGGGGACATAGCCATGAATAGAAGATGGATATTTAGAGAATGAGATTGTAGGGGAATGGTTTCCAACCGGAACTTGCTGAATGCGAGAAATCGCTGTAGCTGTTCCATTTTTTACGTACTGGTTAAGCACCTCTGTCAGGTCGCTTTGGTTAAACGCTTTGTTGTAAACAATGCCAGAACCAGAAGCAATTTTTGAACCAGTAACAGCTGGGGCTGGACTTCCATCATATTGGGCAGTTGCATAAACAAGAACCCAGTTTGGAGACAGGTCTTGATAACCTGCTTGCTGATAACCGCCAGCGTCACCAGTAGTAAAAGATTCTGGAACAATATTGTCACCAACCACGTCCGTATCAGAATGGCATCTATCGACATAACTCTGATAGTAGTTGATATCAAATAACCACGTCTGAATAACATCAGTGCTAACATACAATCTAGTGCTGCCATTACTGGCCCACTCCATGCGGTTGATGAAAGCATAGAACCAGCGCGTTCCGAAGTTGGAGTTCTGGTACATGATGTAGTTACAGTTATAGAGATTATCAACTTCATCAGGAACAACAATGGTGTTGTCTTTCTTGATGTAGTTGAAGTTTGCATACGTCTTTACCGTTTTGCTGGTAAAGTATGCAGTTTGAGCTGCGATATTAGGGAACCACAATGTGTTCTCGTAATCGCTTTCAAGCGGCGTACTCAGCAGCCGTAAATTCGTAGTAGGTGAAAACATTTTATTCTCCTTGCCCCTGACCCACCCTCGGCAGCCGGAAGAAAGAACTGCCTACCGTAAGGAGTGAAACAGAATGTTAAAGTTGCAGAGGGTTCACATTAACCCTCGATGAAAGCCCATGCGTTTGCAAACGGGCTAACGGCCATGGTTTCCCAGTGATGCAGGAAGTAGGTGCGGCTCAGAGTGCTTGCATTGTACGGGGTCTCGGCCATCTGATAACGGTTGTCATGAGAACGAACCATAGTGTTGTCGGCGATAACAGCAAGCGTCTTAGCGGCGTTGCCAGTATCACCGAAACTGTCCACAATGACCTGCCGACCCATAAACTCAGCCTTGTTCATGTTGAATGCCTTTGCCAGAACTTCCACATCAGTGTAAGCGGCAACATCGGCACGAACCAGAATGCTGATACGGTCGGGGGTAGTCCACGTAGTCAGGGGGGTCGCATTTGCAACGCCAGCAGCATCGGCCATCTTCTTGTAGCAGTTGTAGCTGGTACTGGGGAACTGGAACTGCAGGAACTTTGCCCGGGCATCAGTGATAAGCGTCTTTGCAAACGCTTCATGGTCGGCACCCATTTGTACAGTAGTAGAGTTGATGTTTTCATCGTTGATAGCCTGACCGATAAGGCCCTTCATGAGCTTGAACTCGTCGATGTTATCACCGCTGGTAAGCGTGTTGATAATCATGTTCACGAAGTTGTTGAAGGTGTCGGCATTGACGAATGCACCAGCCAGCTGCGCGTCATAGACAGTAACTTTGTACTTGTCCTGACGGTTGCGCCGGTAGTAAACGGTCTTGACGTCCGGGTTGCCGGGCGACAGAACATCGGACATAGCCGAAGAATCGTAAGGGGTAGCAATGGCAGGGTTAGCAATGGAATCCTGCACATCAGTGCCGTAGGGAATCTCGGCCCCCTTAAAAATCTTCAGCGGGTTGTCGTAGACAGCGTTGTGCGCTTCCTGAAAGATAATGCGGTTCACAAGACCGTTGATAAACTCGTTCATGAACGGGGTGTACGACATGATAGCGCCGCCGGTGCTCTGCAACGTAGCATTGGTAGCAAGAGGGACACCCTCTCGCAGAACAGTGCTGGTATTGATAACGGCGTTAACAACGTCAACAGCAGTTGCCATAGATAATCACTATCCTTTCTTAGTGTTTGTGTTAACCTTTAAGGTTGAGCCTACCATTGGTAAACAGTCGGTTAACAGGGTTCGGGTCAGTTTCAGGGCGTTGAGGGTCATTCAGTTTGCTGTTATCGTCCGGCACAGTCACACGCAGAAAGAGGTTCATATTATCCTCTTTCAGTTTAGTGTTCTTAGCGGTCAGCTCCTCAACACTCTTAGTTGCTGCTACCTTTGCCGCAACCTCTTCACTGAAACCAGTGGTCAGTTCAGCCAGCAGGTTGGAAATCTTTCCTTGGTCGGCATCTTCGCCGATACTGGACAGAATTTCCTGTGTTTTTGCATTGTACTCTGACAGTTCCATTCTGTTCACTCCTTTATATTACTTCTTAGAACGATAATCCCATCGGCCCTTACCGTCTCTTACATCCACATGGACAAAGGTATCATACAAACCAAGCCCAAGAGAATTGCGGTAGAAAGAGTTGATGAAATTGTACAAGGCAAGTGGCGTAATACCCGGAATACGAATATCAGCTGCGTTGCCGTGAGTGTGCTGTGATTTAGGAGACGAGTTCTTGAGCTGTGAATTGTAGGCCACAGTGCGGTAGCCGCTGTTGATGATTACAGGTTTGTTGAAATGCTTACGGATTGTTTCAAGTACATCAATAAGTGCCTTATTCAGCACAACGACACGAGAATTGTCAGTGCACTTAAACTCGCTGATAGTGAAATGCTCACTGACTTTCTCATTGACGTGTTCAGTCACGTCAACAACATAATACTCAGCTGTTTTCATTGTATTCACTATCCTTTTTAGTATTCAATGCAGACAGGAACGGTGCTACCATTTTAACAAGGTCAGGGTTAATACTGCCAAGATTTTCCAGAACAGAAATAGCTTCGGTCAGGATAATCAGTGTGCTAATGGTAACAGCCGCAGGGAACTTAAAGCCCATGTCTACGTAGTCCATTGCAAAGTCGGCAAGATAACCAAAACCAACGAACAGAATGAACGATGCCTTTTTGTACATGCCTTCCCTTGCTTTTGTGCTGGACAGCTCTTTGTTCTTGAGCGCTTTCAGCACTCCGGTCAGAACGTCCACCATCATAAACACGACTACGAGAACTAACTCGGTCGGTACGGATGAAGCAAACTTCACTCTTTCTTCACCCCCTTCCCCTTCCGTTTATTCTATTATACCATAAATGGTTGACTTTGAACAGGGGTTGCGGTATAATATTTATAGAAGGAACGTCCATTTCCGGAATGTTCCACGTGGAACAAATTTTACGGGGTGTTATATTTTGGGAGATTTTTATGACGGCGCAAAGCTGCTTTCCCTAACGGATATCAACGGCAGCAAGCCAGAAATCTATATGTGCACTACTAACCGCAGTGGTGGCAAGACTACATGGTTCAACCGGTATTGCCTTAAACGCTTCATCAACTACGGTGAAAAGTTCATGCTACTGTATAGGTATAACTATGAACTGGATGATTGCGCTAACAAGTTCTTTAAGGACATTAGTGGACTGTTCTTTCCGGGCCATGAAATGACAGACCAGCGCAGAGCCAAGGGCATTTTCTATGAACTGTTTCTGGATGGCATTAACTGCGGCTATGCGGTGAGCATCAACAGTGCAGACCAGATTAAAAAATATTCACACTTTTTTTCTGACACTGTAAGAATGTTAATGGACGAGTTCCAAAGCGAGACAAACCACTACTGTGCAGACGAAGTTAAAAAGTTCAGGTCTGTACATACATCTGTTGCGCGTGGTCAAGGCACTCAAAGTAGATACGTCCCTGTTTATATGCTGTCTAACCCTGTAACTTTGCTGAACCCATATTATGTGGCTATGAATATCAGTAGCCGATTAACTGACAACGTAAAGTTCCTGCGCGGTGAAGGTTGGGTTCTTGAGCAGGGATATGTTGATGCTGCATCTAAGGCACAGGCCAGTTCTGCTTTTAACAGAGCTTTTTCCGGCGATATGTATGACACGTATTTAACGCAAGCTGTGTATCTGAACGACAGCTCCGCTTTTATCGAAAAGCCGGAAGGCAATTCTAGATATCTGGGCACGCTTAGATACATGGGCAAAGAGTATGGCCTGAGAGAGTTCGCAGACTCCGGTGTTATCTACTGTGACGATAGACCTGACACTAGCTACAAGTTCAAACTGGCTGTAACTACTGATGACCACCGTGTGAACTATGTTATGCTGAAAAGCTATGCTATGTTCTTGGACAATATGCGGTATTACTTTGACCGCGGTGCGTTCCGGTTCAAGAACCTCATGTGCAAAGAAGTAATTCTAAAGGCACTGTCTTATTAACTTATCCCATCGAGCAACTAACATTGATGCAACTGGGTAGCAGCGGTGAAGAGCCGTCCGGGATGCAGGTTCGTGTGGGCTGCACGCTCTGTTGGAACTCGATTAAGGATATAGAAAACCCCCAGAGGATACATCGTAAGATGCCCTTTGGGGGTTTGTTTTATATTTTAATCTAGCATAAAGAATGCTGCTTCACACCACGCCAATAAAGCTACAATAGCAGTCGCTACTGCAATAAGTATAGCCCCATCGGTGTATCCGTGCACAAGAGAATAAACAAACGTGTACCCAATGTACGCAATTACAAGAGCCGCAACAATAATAACAGCCATGATAACCTCACTTTCCATAATTCCAGATGCTGAACCCAGAGCCAGCAATGATAGCGGTGAACGTACTAGGTGTGTCTACCTTATACATTAGCACCTTAGAACGCAGTATGTCGTCAGGCAAAGAGCCGATACGTAGGCACTGGTCATTGAATCCGGGCAGATGCACAAAGTCTTTTTCAAGCAGTGCTGCAACGTACAACAAAGAGTCTTTGTTAATAGCTCTACGCTTGAACGTATCGTGCGGCAACTTGATTAATATGTATTTCCGTCCCACTGCATCCTCTACGCTATCTTCCATATGAGGAAGTGTACCATTACTCACCACTGTTCACCCTTTCTTGAAAATTTTGCATACAGCCGCCTGTATTGATTGCGTTTACCTTATGCATCATAATCCAGTCTACAGGCTGAGGATTGTAATGCTCAAGATGATACGGACAATCTGTAATATCACATGACTTATAATCGCCGTATGATTTATCACAAATAAGATAGTGCTCCATCATTTAATCTCCTTGTAATCGCCATAGCGTTTAAAGTAACCAGCGATAGAAGGGCGCTGTTCAAACTTCACCCACTGCAGCAGTCTGCCGCACTCCTTGCAGAAGATGCCGGAGAAATAACCCTGTGCTACCATTTCAAACTGGTCTGAGCCGCAGTTTTTGCATTTATTATTCCTGAATCTCATAGTCACACCTCGATTTCAATTGTAATAGTATCGCCTAATCTATCTACAGAAAAAGCCGATACAGTGTTATTGCCACAGAATTTGAGACAATCCTCAACTGATTTAAAAGTTTTTAAATGGTCTCCACCATCAGAATTGATAACCATAGTTGTAGCGGGAAACCAATCAACACAGGTGTTCCATAATTCAACGACATTCATTGTATCACCTCATTGTAAAATCAGTGTCTACCAGTAACACACCACCCGGGATTCTTCTTGGCAGCAGTTTACCGGGAATAGTTAAGCCGACTTTAAAATCTGACAGCGTTCTGGATGTAGATAAGAACTGTATTTCTTCTGGTGTAAGACCTGAATCTTTTAGTTCTCGTTCCTCATTTCTCGGGTCTTTACCCTCTTCAATGTCTTTTGCGATAGCAGGGTCAAATGATTCTGCAAACAAATTTTTGCATCTTGCTGGCATGCCAGCGCATTTAATATTGTAGTACGGTTTTTCAATAGGCTCTAAGTCCTCTTTTGTTACGTGCTCAATATACGTTTTTTGCCGTACAAACCAGCCAATATCCCAGCTTGATTCAAGTTTCCAGCAGCAGAAATTAGTTGGATGCACCGTGATTCCTTTCAACTGCTCAGGTGACAGGTCACAATGTATGCTGTCTGTATCTGCGTAAATGAATCCGGGTTTATCTGGGCCGTAATAGTTTTTTTGTGCTGCTCGAATGGTAAAGTTCCGGGCATAACTAGTGATAGCACTACCAACTGGAATGTATCCGGGTTTCTTTTCGTACTCTTCAACTTCATAATATCCAACACTTCCATCGTCTTTAAGATAAGCTACTTTGAATGATGATTCCATTGAACTTGCCATTTTGCCGTACAAATTATTAAGGAATAGTTTTGCTAATGTGCGCTTTGCACCTTTACTTGTTTTCTTGATTGCTGCATACTTGTTAATGTACTCGTCAAAGATTCCAATTGCAGAAGCAAACTCGCAATAATCAAGCAGTTCATAATCTACTAAATCATAGTGCTCACGTAGCAGAATGAAATCTGTCTGTGTTAGTGTAAGTTCAACGCGAGTGTCATGCAAGTTTCCGTCAACATCGTAGTAATACTCACGAGCAACGTCGTCTTTTCCAATGACGTCTGAACTTTCAAGCGCTTCTGTGCCCTTGTACATCCATGTGCCCTTAATCTGGATAAAGGGAAGTTTTCCAGGCTTGAGATAGAATCGAGTCTTAATACGAAAAAAGTAGAAATGGCCGTACTCGTGTGGGCGCGTAGGTTTTGGCTCTGGCTGAAACCAGAATGGGTCATACTTAACAGAACACGTGCAATCACCGAAAAGAGTTCCTTCATCTGCTTCAACATGAACAAACTTAGGCATTCCAACAGGGTAATCTGAGCCAGAATCAGAGTGCATAACACTTGGGTATAAGCTATTCACATCTGCAGTGACACCATTGTGAAACTCTTTACACGCTTTTTGCTTTACGATGTAGCACCAGCCACCTTTGTATGACTTGTGTATCCATTCGCCAGCATTCTTGCTGCCGAACTGCTCTTCGTCTAGCGGAACTTTGTACAGGTCTGGGAAATAGTCATTGTATTCATCTTGCATTATGTTCCTGTATTCACTAAGACAACAACTACCAATGGTCAACTTACGATGCCCCTCAGAGAACATAATCTCAAGCGCTTCTTTAATGACTAGAACATCGTTAGCGATGTACTTCATTTCTTCTTCTGTAATAGGGCAACCAGCATAGCGTTCACCTTTGTATTCCATCTCAAGTTTCTGGTGCTTTGTTTGGAATGACTTGCCAATAGCTTTCAGGGAAAATGGTAAAAGTTTCAAGCTGTCTCTGAGTTCTATGTAATGGCCGTTCTGCTTGATAGTCATACTGTACCACTGACCCATATCTGAGATTGCGTACTTGAATGACTTGTCTGGCATATCCCAGTTCTTGCGGAACTTAACGTGCTTTTCATCAACTATGTCATAGGCTTGTTTGTACTTCAAGTCGTGCAAGAGGTAGTACATCCAGAAATTGCCATCAAATTTGAGGTTGTGAAAGTACACTACAATATTTTCGTCTAAGCTAATGTAGTAGTTGAACAATTCTCCAATACTATGAAAAATCATAACGTTCTCTGTCCAAAGTTCCACACTAGCTGCAGACCAAACCTCAGTGCTTTTCTGTTCTCTTGTATTCTGTTCTACTGTTGTTTCAAAGTCTGCACTAAACGTGCGCCACTTTTCAGAACGTGCCACAATGTATCATTCCTCAAATTCTTCTGCAAAATCTCCGGCCTGTTCCATAGCGTCAACAGCGTCACCTATTGTCATTGGGTCGCTAGAACCGGTCAAGATTTCAACGATGCCAGATGCTGCTCCATAAGCAATGTCTTTATCATTAGTTCCTTTAGAATGACCACCTGAGATAACTGCCGCTAACTGGTCAAACAATTCCGGGTGTGCGTTTACTCTCCTAGCAAACTCATTAAGCCCAACAGTATTTACGCTACGCTGCACAGCATTGTGAACCATTGCAATAATAGGAGAGCTATCACGCAAAGCCCACTGCCTATCATGCTCTGTAATAAATTTTGGCCCCCACGCATTATCATCAATTACAGACGTGTCGCCTACCATTGCCTGATTAACAGCTGTAAGAAATGCTTCTGCCTGCGCTGTATCAACAAACGCTTTTTGTAAAGTATCTTCAAAGTTTTCTCTAATTACTTCTGATTGCTTTGCTGGTTTTGCAATCTTGCTGGTTGCATAACGATTGTAACGAGCAATAGCTGCTTCACCAGAAACGACCTCACCAGTTTCGGAATCAGATGCTAAAATGTACTCTTTTAACTTTTCTGGGTTATTGGCTAATCTGTTCATCTGCTGAACGTCTCGCTGCCTGAACTGCTCAAGGCTTAACAGGCGTAACACCTGTGGCGTTACCTCTGCTTCATACCCTTTAGCTCTAAATGACTGCAATTGGCGGTTCACAGCCTGCATTAAACTCTCCTTTGCTGCACGTAATGAGCGTGCGTGCATTTGAGCTTTCTGCTGCCTTGCGTTCATAATTTGTTCACCTCTTCCTATCAAAAATCCCCCTCACCATGTTTCAGATAAGGGGGATTTCAAATAACTGTGTTATGCTGCCGAAACAGCTAAGTCGTTTTACTCAACGACCTTGCAGGCGATGTACTCGCGGCCATTCTTGGAAGTGCCGGTGACGACCTGAATCTTGGTGAACTCCTCACCGAACTGCTTGTACATCTCAACGGCGTTGCCAAAGTCCTTGCAGAACGTGGAGCTGTTGGTGCAGTACGCCTTGCCATCATCGGTGGTCATAGCCATAAGAGTAACTTCATCACCCTTGTTGTTGACGTCCGTGTAGAGAACCCAGCTTGCCAAAGTCAGGGTAGCACCCTTCACGGTGGTCAGCTTTTCACGGTCAGGAGCCTGAGTCAGAGCATACAGGTCATGTGCGGAAGTAACGGAAGCGGACTTTGCAATGATATTCATAATGTTATCTCCTTATCTGTGCTTGTGATTACTGCTCTTCTGCGGTCTTTTTGGTACGCTTGCCAAAGCTGGCTGCTTCTTCTGCGGTGATTTCTTCCTCAGAGATAACATCGGCATTGGCGAACCAGTTCTGCATGGTCATGCCACGGGTCTTCACCTTGCAGGTCATGGCAGTGACTGCAATAGGGTTCATCTCAGGATTCTCCCAGTTCTTGGTGATTGCCTTGAGCGCTTCGGCGTTGCTGGAAAATGCACCATCAACTTCCACAGACATGTCAACAACTTCAAAGGTGGTGGTGTTGACTGCCTTAACGGAACATGCGGTGACGGCGCTCTTACGGGTGATGTAATACTTACGCATAATAGATTTTTTCCTTTCTGTTTTGTTATTGAAAGTGTGTTGTGAACTGGGCTTTTGCCCACTTCTATTGTACCATAGAAACGGTATATGGTACATGAAGAATTGTTGCGGTTGGGATAGACGTTTGTCCCATTCGTGAAAAAATTAACAATCGGTATGCCCTCTGCAATTCTGTCCTAGGGTGGGACATAACTACGGACTTCGCCCTTCGTGCAACCTGCGGTTATCAACAGATTCAACATAGTTTTCAACTCCTTCTCGTGAGTAGTTCTCACGTTACGGCCCTGAACAGTGATGTTCAGAACCGTTGCCTGAGAATTACAGGTCAAATAACACCTCTAATTTGTGGTAGGTAAAGACGTCAAGCGGGTAATTGCTGCCATCCTTTACCACCCACACCGGAAGCCCTTCCTCAAGGGCGTATTCCATTGCGCGGATGCATGAGGGAAACGTGTTTTCAGTGTCCGGATAAAATGAGATATCCGGTTCATCGAAAAGACGCTTATCCATGCACCAGCGTGCAGACTGCACAACGGATACAGGGTATTGCTGGCAAAGATAATCAAACATCTTTGTCGCAAGTCCCCCGGCGTTCAAACGTGAGGACATTGCTTTGCACCCTTTCTCTGTTTTTCACGCATTGCATCCATATAACCACTCAAATAATTAAGCGTGGATTCAATGTCTTTGCGGGGTTCAGAACCAACTGCCAGCTCTTGCAATGACGTGTGCAATGCATTGAATAGTGCAGTGCATTCAGCCATGTTGTAATGCGTCAAGTACAGACGTACCATATTACTCAATCACCTCACATTCAATATCGTCCGGGTCACAGATGCCTAAAACGATATCTGCTACCAACCGTGTACCAGCGATGATGCCAAACATAGTTGCGGTGTTGATTGCTGTCCCTTCAATCCATGGTGTGAAAGCAACCCACCATAAGAAAGCTGTTATTCTTGCAAACATATAAACACTCCTTTTCTCGCGGGTAGTTCCCACGTTACGGCCCTGAAACGGGTTCAGAGCCGTTGCCTGAGAATTACTACAAAACTGTTAATGTGTAGCCAATGCAATCAGGACGGCGGTCAAGCATTTTATCAGCTGCTGCAAGTGCTCTTCTATAAGTCGTATATTGCCGCTCAACAACAGCGACCCTATTTTCAGCCCAGCCAATGTGCGCTTTGAAAAATTCAATACGATACCAACGCATGATTATAACCTCTTTTCTGTACTGTGTTTTGGTGTCACTGCGGGTTTCCCATCATCAGCGCACAAGTAACCAGCTTGTACGGACAGGCATTGCTGCCTGTTTCGGGTCAACGGATTGCTTTGCCAACATTAACATAATGCTCGAACATTTCAACAGCATTTAACATCAGACCATCAATCCAGATGTGACCACCTACATCAGTATCACGGCACTGAAAATACAGGTTAGAACCGGTCAGCTCTCGTGTGAAACGATTGACGTGACGGGCAGTTGTTTTGCTACATCCGGCATAATGTTCAATCAAAATGTCAATTGCATCAGTTTCATCAGGTCCAACAGATACATCAAGAATGCAAGTTCTGTACGACCAAAGACGGATGCTGCGCAAGATGCTGAAATCATCAACGATGAACTCAACATGACAGTTCGCAGCGGGCATGGAAATCATGTGATAGTTGTAGCTTTTCATAATATTTACCTCTCTTGTTCTGTGTTTTGGCGTGTCTGTGTGGTTTCCCATCATCAGCGCACAAGTAACCAGCTTGTACGGACAGGCATTGCTGCCTGTTTCGGGTTAACGTAAATCGCGAATAAACTCAAATTCTTTATTACCTTTGCCGTGCAAATGACTGACCTCACCGGACATAACACCTTTACCACCAACAAGCGCCGTAAACCATGTATTGTCGAAATTATCAACAAATACAATATTGTCACAAAAAACACTGCAAACGTAACGCTTGCAATCATGATACTTGCCATGAACTAATGCATAAATATAAATAGTCATAATGATACCGTCCTTTGTTCTGTGTATTGTGTTTTCGTGGTATTCCCACGTTGCAAAGCATGACATTCAGCACCAATTTACCGGCTGCCTATTGTCATGCCCTGCTGCCTAGGAATACAACAGAAGTGTTTTCAATATTCAATTATCAAGGTACGTTGAACGCTTGATGGATTGAAAACCAGTGAACGTCTCGACCATGCTACCACGTGCCATGCCCATCGACCTTGCTACCGGGCTTTCGGCTTTCTTTCCACCTATATTGTACCACATCCTGTGGTGTTTGTCAAGAGATTTTTCTTGAGCTTTGCGGTGTGGACTTACCAATTGCCTTTCCGCGTTCACTCTTGAACCGCTCTCTTTTGACACCCTTATTATACCACACGTCAAGCCCCATTGCAACCCCCTAGAGCAAATATACTTGCATGTATGCATCGATCTGTACTAGTATGTATGGCACGTTGTATACTACAGGCGTGCCTGTGACAGTACAAGCTTGGATACAACGCTACCACTGTACGTTGTGGGGGGTACACGCCCCCGTTGTTCTTATCCCTAACCGGG